GTGGCATCCCGTCGGCGCAAGCTGGAGTTTAAGTACGACCCACCTGCCGATCCACTGCACCTCAAGCTGACTGCGCTGCCTATTCCTAAGACAGCGAGCGGTGCCATCCAGACCAGTGAGGAACTGCTGGACACGATGGAAGCTATCCGGCCTGAACTGGTTGGGTACATCAAGACGTACCGTGGTATGTCTAAGCTGCACGGTACCTACATGGTGCCGACACAGGACTTCTATAGTGCGGCCAAGAAGCTGCATCCATCCTTCCACATCACCACGACCAACACCGGTCGGTCGTCCTCGTCTGGGCCTAACGCTCAGCAGATACCGCGTGAGTTGGAGAAGTGCATCCTGCCCAACATGGCAACACAGTACCTTGTGAAGGCTGACTTCAAGCAGCTACAGATGTGTGGTGCTGCCATGCTGAGTGGTGACAAGCAGCTGACTGAGGACATTAACTTCGGTCGTGACGTACACTATGAGACAGGCAAGATGGTGTTCGGCTGGAAGAAGCCTGAGGACATGACCAAGGAAGATCGCCGCATAGTTAAGAACGTCAACTTCGGACTGCTGTTTGGTGGTAAGGCCGCTGGCCTAGCCAAGCAGACAGGGGTGGACAAGAAGGTTGCACAGCAATGTATCGACGCGTTCTATGAACGCTACCCTCGGGTTAAAGAGTGGGTCGATACTAACATCCACATGGTTGAAGCCATTGCTGTCCCTGCTGAGGGAGAGTTCATTAACGGTGACCAGGTAAGGGAGGCATTCCTTAAGACACCAGCAGGTCGGATCCTTAGGTTTGTTGAGCATGAGGTGCCCGCTTGGGTAGCTCGCAAGACAGGCCGGGGTATTGGATTCTCACCCAATGAGATCGCCAACTACCCTGTACAAGCGTATTGTGATGGGGACATAGCGTTGACATACCTCGCCATCCTGAGTACTACTCCGGGTGACAGGCACTATACCCCAATTAACTTCGTTCATGACTCCGTGTGGGTCTTGACAAGTGACGTAGAGAAGTGTAAGGTCCAGCTCCAGTCTGCTTTGGATGAACTGAACGTCAAGATGAAGCTCAGCGTCCCGCTCAAATTGGACTTTACTGTGGAGAATTATAATGGCGACAAAGTCGGGTAAGATCACAGCTCTCGGTTCTCGTGGTGGTGTGGCAAAGGCATCAGGCAAACCATTCACCATCAACACTGTGCTGTTGGAAGATGGCACCGAGATTGAAGTGGGCTTCAAGCAGCCTTACAGTGTGGGTGAATACTTCTCCCGTCGGGTTGAAGTGAAGTTCGGTAAGCTGGCGGATGTGGGCGCTGCGGTGCCCGGTGACGTTGAGATGGCGGCTACCTCTCCTGCCCCTGCGGCTCGGAGTGCTGGCAGCGCCCCATCCGGTGGCGGTTATCAGGCACGTGTGTTCCCGGTTGGTCGTGAGTCTGGTGAGATTAGCATCATCAGGCAGAACGCTCTGACCAATGCACGTGAGCTGGTGCTGGGTATGGTTGCAGGCACTGGCCTGCCACTGGCTAAGGCTGATCGACAGCAGGCACTGGATGCTATCGTTGAGGACGTACTCTACGTGGCGTACAAGTTTGCTGACTTCAGCTCGGGACAGCGTGAGGTTAACGAAGCTCAGAAACTGGCGCGGTCTAACCCGCCCGGCGTGTAATGGCTGACATTAACCTACTCACCTACGACATTCAGAACATGCTCTCTACCCCCATGGGTAGGGAGCTGTCCGAAGAAGTGTCGAAGGAGATTGCAGTTAACGTGGGCCATCGGATGCAGCGTGCCTTGACCCGAGTGGATCGAGCACGTAAGCCCGGTGTCCTGTTCCCCAGTGAGCTGGGTCACCCATGTGATCGCAAGACGTACTACGAATTTAACTACGACCCTGCCACTATGTATCCCCCGGAGGAGATAAGTGCACAGCAGAAGTTCAAGTTCACCTACGGAGACATCATCGAGTCCCTCGTTATTCCGTTGGCAAAAGCCAGCGGCCACGATGTTACCCTTGTGGACCACACTACAGACTGGGAAGTACACCCAACCAGTAAAGGTGGTCAGGGTTGGAGGGTACGGGGTAGAATTGACATGGTTGTAGACGGACACGTAGTAGATGTGAAGTCTATGGCTGCTCGGTCCTTCGACCGGTGGGCTACTGATGGTGTCAAGGCAGATGGCTTTGGCTACTCAGCTCAGGTCACATCGTACCAGTATGCACTTGGTAACACTGCACAGGGTTACATCCTAGCCATCGACAAGGAAGGCGGAAAGATGAAGCTCGTACCCACCAAGTACGAGCCGGTGCAGCTTATGGCCGCCGCCAAGGCAGGGGCTAATGCGACTACAGCTAGGCTGGCAGCGGTGCCGGATGGTAAGTCGGGCAACATGAAGCTGTGCATGACGTGTTCCTACTGCAAGTGGAAGGCGGAGTGTTGGCGTGATAGCAACGGAGGCGCGGGTCTCAGGAAGTTCATCTACTCATTCGGCCCTATATGGCTGACGGATGTGTCCCGTGTCCCGAAAGTTACTGAAACTCCGTTCTAAGTTTGAAGGCACCATCGTTGCAGAGCTGAAGAAGCGGAAGATCAGGTTCACCTATGAGCCTGACAAGCTGGACTTCTTCAGTGATGTGCGTGGTGGGCGGTGCCCCGCATGTGGGCACAAGCCAGTACAGAAGAAGCGGTACTATGTACCGGACTTCAGGATTAAGCAATACAAGAAAGCTACTGACTTCGGCGTCTTTGAGACATTCACGGTATACATTGAAGGCAAGGGTAAACTGACGCCTTCAGAACGTACCAAACTATTAGACATACGTAAGCATAATCCTCTAGCCGATATCAAGATCGTGTTCATGCGTGACAACAAGTTGAGTCGCAACAGTACCACCCGGTATTCCGAGTGGGCCACAGCCAATGGGTTCCCCAATTGTGTGGGACCTGAGAACATGCCTAAGGAGTGGTTCAAGTGAGCAACACGGAAATGTGTATCGTGTCTGTGTTCATGGACAACATCAAGTCGGATGTGGTTGAAGCGCAGGCTGCGGTCGTTGCCAAGTTCAACAGGAACAAGTACCAGCACATCCAGCTCAAGACACCCGCGTCTCACGGCAAGACAATGGACTGGTTCTGGCAGGAGAACAAGAGCCTCGGGTTCAAGAACGTAATGTTCCTGGACATTGATGCTATCCCGCTTACCCATCACACCTTACAGGACTTTCATATCCTTGCTAAGAGTGACCGACTGGTTGGTAATGCTCAGGTAAGTAACCACTTGCCTGCATACAAGGACCATGTGTATGTAGCGCCGTCGGCTATGGCACTGTCTGAGAAGACGTTCTGGCGTATGGGGCAGCCATCTGCCCTGCCCTTGATTGGTGACTGTGCCCAGAGCTACACATGGGCAGCGGAGAAGGTTGGCATCAAGGTGCACCACTTCATGCCAACCAGCTTTATGAGCAACCCATATGTACTGCTGGACCCAGAGACAATCGGCACGTGCGAACCGTGGCCACTGGGTAAGACCCCGCATTGGTATGGTCAAGGAACTATCTTTGGTTCAAACGTGGTTAAGAAACACACGTACCACCAGTTCCAGATAAGGATCCCTGAAGCACAGGACTCCTTTATTCTTAAGTGTGAGGAGGTTCTTAGTGCCCAAGATACTGCACCTTGATATTGAAACCAGACCTGCGGTAGCCTATGTGTGGCGGAGTCACGACGAGCACGTGTCGCCAGAACAGGTAATCACCCCGGACGGTATCATCTCTTGGGCAGCCAAGTGGGACGGCCAGAAGGGCATGAAGTTCGGGTGCTATTGGAAAGACCCCGACTTCCTTCAGAAACTATGGGCACTGATCGACAAGGCTGATGCGGTCGTGACCTACAACGGAGATCGTTTTGACCTACCAAAAATCAAGGGGGCCCTTGTTAGGGCTGGCCTTCCTCCTCTCCCTCCAGTTACTAGCATTGATCTGTACAAGGCAGTCCGTCGACTGGGTTACTTTAGTGGTAAGCTTGCCTTTGTGGCTCCTTTGCTTGGGCTTGGCGGTAAGGTCAAGCACCACGGCTTCGGCCTATGGCGTGATGTTCTGGCAGATAAGCCGGACGCCAAGCGCCTTATGGAGAAGTATAACAAGCAAGACGTCAAGCTGCTTGAGGACTTGTATCATGTCCTGCTACCTTATCTGGATAAACATCCGCATCTTCATGGTGGCAGCGGCTGTCCCAACTGCGGCTCGGCCCTTGTTACCCATCGGGGTTATCGACGTAGCCGTACGGCACGAGTCGAACGTCTCCAGTGTCAGGGCTGTGGAGCGTGGCACACCGGGAAGCGGAGCAAAGTATGAACAAACGTGAACTGATTGAGAATCTGAAAGCCGAGGATCCTGACTATGTCGTCGACGTACTCGAGATTACATCGGAAGAGCTTCTCGCCAAGTTCCCTCGCCATCTGGCAAGACACATTGCTAGCGAGATTGGTTGCCAAACAGAGGAGAAAGATGATGACTAAGCGTGGACAGGTGGTCTCAGTGAACTATGCGGAAGCTAAGTTGCTTGCTGAGATCCTGAGTGTGGTTGGGTATGGTCGGCCGGAGGTGCTGTCGTTGGCGTTGAAGCTGCCGCAGCGCATCTATACCGATGCTAAGGTGAAGGACCCGCGGTACTATGAAGAGCCGCAGGTGGCGGTGCTTGGAGAAGGATGATGTATGGCGACATATACATACGAGTGCAAAGCCGGGCATATAACGGAGCACGTAGCCTCCATGAAATCAGAGCCCCTTTCTCGTTGTCCCCAACCTGGGTGCCGGAAGGCGGCGAGCAGGGTCATCTTGGTTGCGCCCCGTTTCCGGGAGATGAGCCTCCCGAGTTTCAACGACAGACACAGGGACCCGCCGACAAGGGTGTTCATGAACGACAAGAGGAAAAAGAGAGCACAATAAATGACGGACAAGACGAAGCTGCACCCCGACAACTGCCCCTCCTGTAATGGGATGGGCGTGACACCGGAGACTAGTCCGGTGGTGCGGGTGGGGGAGACGGACGGTAAGCGTACCTATAAGACAGAGGAGATCGGTAGTGGATGCCCCAATTGTTTTGGAACCGGGCGACTCGTTCGCCGCTAAGGATACTGAGCGCCACCTGTTCTTCAGTCTGAGCACGCTGTCGAACGAGTCCAATGCCATCATTGGTGGTATTGGCTTCATTGTGATGGACCCACGCAGCTCTGGACCGCCCGATACCCACTACTTCAAGCCAGTGGATTGGGAACAGCAGGGTCGAGCCTACACATTCCCGGTTATTCAGGAATGGATGCGTCGTAGCACCATGGCTAGGAAAGGACTGGTCGATCAGGCACCTCCGGTGCAGATTACCGACGCTCTCCGGGCACTGGCCGTGGCCTACAAGACGCACAACTGTGGCCCGATCTGGGGTAACCCTGTTGATCTGCGTGTGCTGCGCAATGCCATGCACGCCTACAAGATTGATATCCCTTGGGATGAGACTTGTGAGCGTGATGTGGTGTCAGTGTGGGGTGCCTTGGATGATCTGGGTATGATGCCACCGCTGGAGCGTGGCCTGACTGAGCCACAGCACGTGGCCCTTGGTGAGGCAGCGTTCATCGCCCGTGGTACTGCCATGATCTACCGTGGCTTTACCAACAAACCGACCCAAGAACGGGTCTTGGAGCAGGCAAAGTGATAAGCATCGACTTTCAGCTTGATCGGATCGTCCTCTCTAAGGCCGGTCTTGGTGGTGTACTGAACACGGCACTGAGCTATGAGAAGTTCCCGTGCCTCAACACCATGCCGATCAAGGATCTGGAGCATCTTGGGGCTGCACTCACACTGGGCTTGGCTCAGTTGGAGTTCGGTATTGCAGACATTGCCAAACAGGCAGCTATGAAGATTGCCAGTGAGGTGGAAGATGGACCAGCCCTCGTCGTCCCGCCAGCCCAACTGGTTATTCCATGAGTGGGAGAGCCCCCTTCCGGGGTACCCTAAGGTACACGTCTGCCGATACTGTGACTTCATGACTGACAAGATTACCAAGGATCTGGAAGGTGAGATATGTCCGACACAATACAAGCGACTCTTGCAGCTAGAGAGGGCACCCACGGCGGGTTTCGTCATAACTCTCGTCTGAGTCAGGAACTCAAGTCAGTGACCCGTGCCCATGAGGGGTGGGATCACCTTGAGTTCTTCGAGAAGGAAGCCCTTGAGATGATTATTCACAAGGTCAGCAGAATCCTAGCCCATGCCCGCAGAAGCGGAGACTACAAGCTCCGTCAGGATTCATGGCACGATGTGGCAGGGTATGCACTACTGGTTGAAAATGAAGGAGAACCGCCAAATGGCCAAGCCTAAGAAGTGGAACAAGTACAAGGTTGAGCTGGAACTGTATGATCGGTCCGGTGAGTTCCTTGACCGCTTTGATCTTGAAGAAGTGATCTCGTGTTCTTATCAGGCTGCCCTCGACTACACCATAGATCAGGGTAAGGAATGCTACGATAACACTACACGAGTTGAACTGGTTTCCATCACCCGTACTGAGGAAGATGTTTCGGTAGCCTAACATGTCAGCCTCTCCCCCGAAGCCGATGCTTGCCAGCGA